TCGGGGACGTCTTCACCGCTATACAAATATAGACCGAGGCCATGTAGTGCCAGGGCTTTGGTCATGCAGCGCATGATTGCCGTGTTTACCGCAAACGCATCAGGGTTTGGGATGGCCTTGTTTCGATAGTCCATCACGGGAAGCTGGCAAGTCATTGGCTTATCAAACATGGTAACTGTTACGAACACCATTGCTGTGCCATTGATATCCATGAAACACTTGTCGCCAAACATTTCTATCTTGTAGGAAGCCTTTGCATCAGCTTTAAGAGCTTCTGCCCATGCCCAAGCCCATGATAGGTAGGATAGGCCGTTCTTCTTCTCAACGTGTTCGTTGACGTTCTTTTTAAGTAGCATTTCTATTGACATATTAACTCCTTTGATTTTCATCTAACTCTTGTTGAATAATCTCTTTTTGTTGTTCAGGATATAAATTCTTGAACTCGATAAAGTCTGCTTCTTGGCAGCAAACTATTTTATCCCCTTTGATTGCCAGGCAATAGGGGCAGTAGTGTATGTCTGAGAACTCTGACACATAGGTTTGGAATAGTGTTTTCAATGGAAACTTTCATAAGCCATTGTCCACAGAACATCACCTGCCAGATCGGTGAGCTTATTCAACTCATCTTCTGTCAATGGTGTTCCATCTTCGTAGCAACCATTTGAAAAATAGGCATCAGCAAAGTCTGGGAAGTCTCTGCTATCTACTCCGTCTACCTCTAGGTCTACAACCTTTTTTCCATTAAGAATCGGCATATTTACTCCTGTTAAATTATTGAAATGTCCGTTTTTGCAATTTTCTGTCTAATGCGAATTTCACTACGTTGAGCCAGAACTTCATTGCAACTTTTTAGCACGATGGACTTCGCACTTTAAGTCGCTCAACAACTGTAATATGCCACACAGATTCCCGAATTTACATAGGGGTTTTCCCTAATTTACGCAACTTTTTTCTATGCTAATCTAAAAAGACTTGTCCTATTAGTAAATAGCCCTTCCCCTCCTTCCTTCCTCTTATGCACATTGAAATACTTGAAAAAAGATGCGCTGAAGCCTTGCTTGGGTACTCTCAAGCGATGGCAGATGCTTATACAACCGAACCAGAGGATTCCATTGCGGCTGTAACAGCTTTGCTTGCCAGAACACTAGAACTCCATCTAAACCGACCAATCAACCTAGAGAACCTATGACCCAAGAATCCGTTATTAGATGCCTACAAAACGGCCCACTTACATCCTACCAATTAGAGGATTTAACAGGCATACCAAGATTGTCTATTGCAGCTTGTTGCACTAAGATGAGCTACAAGAAGAAACTAAAAATTGGGAAAATTAAGATGGGTCGGTCATGGGTTTCTCAGTACACGTTAGAACCGCATATGATTGAGGCTGAAAAGGTTGAAGAGCCACGTGATCTGCTAACCCCGTTTGACATCAGGAACGCAAAGGGCATCTTCACTAAGTCTGAGTATGCTTCTATGAACAACCAAGCTATTCGTTTGTTTGGCAGAAAACCAACAAATGAAATCACAAATAATCAATTTATTTGAAAAAACTTCTTGACACATGAAAGAACTGTGTATAATCCAAATCGTCTGAGTGGCATCAGGCGATGAAGCAAATTGAGAACCCCATAGATTTCTGTGTGGTCTTGCCTGACAACAGGCGAACTTTTGATTTGCTTCAATCGTCCGTTGTTGCTCTCGCCAAGAGCCAAGACCACAGAGTGATTTATGGGGTTTTTTGCGTTTGGCGGCTATGCAATGCGGTACGTCGGTGGTTGCATTTAGGGATACCCTGTTACACGAGCGAACTAAAGCAGGGGCGGTGGGCTAAGGATAGAGCCGAGTGGTTGGGACGCAAGTCTCAGAAGTCTGTCCGATGCGATGCGATGACATGGCTCCGAAGAGGAAGTTATCCACAAGCAGAGCGAAAACTGAGTTTTGACTCGGTAAGGCTTTGCTTTGCTCAAACATTCACCAAAGAGGAACTTATGAGGATATGTAAGTGTGGAGGAGTAGTAGGACAACATCAACTGACAAACAACCGAGAGGCTTGGACTTGTCGAAGTTGTGGAAGATATGAGATTGTTGAAGTAAAAAAACCCGAACCTGATAGGAGTCAAGAAGATGGAAAAGTTTGAGTTATTCTGGGCAGCATGGCCTAAGTCGTTCAGAAAAGGCGGCAAATCTGCTTGTTTGTCAAAGTGGAAAAAGTACTATTGCGAGACTTGTGCAGACCAAATCATCAAACACATTGAGTGGATGAAAACAACCGATGCCTGGCGAAAAGACGATGGTGCTTTCATTCCTGCACCTTTGGTCTATCTGAACCAACAAAGATGGGATGGGGCTGAGATTCCTGAATCATTCGGGATCAAAGTTGAAGTGCAAATTGATCCTGCACTTGCCAAGATTGATGCTGACAATAAAAAAGCCGTTCCTATGCCTGAACACATTAGGCAAGCAATGGCTCAATTAAGGCAAAAAGCATGATCCACTATCACGGCTTGCCAATAACTCCTGCCACAGTAGCTGTTAAAGCAATTGAAAATGGTCATGCATTTGTGTCGTTTGCTCACTCTGACCAGCTTTCAATAGCAATTGAGGTGTGTCAGTCTTTCGCCATAGACAATGGAGCATTCTCTGCCTGGCGATCTGGCAATCCAATCCAAGATTGGCAACCTTTCTACGATTGGTCACTTAATATAAAGAAAGTACCTTCTTGCGACTTTGCAGTAATTCCTGACGTTATTGATGGGACTGAAGCAGACAACGATGCTTTGCTGAAAGACTGTCCGCTGCCGACATGGTTTGGCGCACCAGTTTGGCATATGCATGAATCTTTAATGAGACTTGAACAACTTGCAAATACCTATGTGCGGGTCTGCATTGGCAGTTCTGGGGAGTTTTCTACAGTAGGAACATCCAACTGGTGGGTCAAGATGGGGCAAGCCATGAGAGTTATTTGTGATGACATGGGAAGACCTGCTTGCAAACTGCATGGTTTGAGGATGCTAGACCCTGCAATCTTTACCAAATTACCATTTTCATCAGCAGACAGCACCAATATTGGGAGAAATGTTGGCATTGATGTGCATTGGAAACATGGGAATTATCTACCGCCAACCAAAGAAGCCAGAGCGCAAGTCATGCGTTCTAGGATCGAGGCATTTAATGCCCCTTCACAATGGAATTTTTATCAACCAATGGAACAGGAAACACTTTTATGATTTTTGCTTTAATTGCATATGCTGTGGCAATGGTTGCCGCAAACCTTTTAGTGGCTACATTTGGGCCAGCAATCAGCCCAATAAACGCATTTTTACTCATTGGACTTGACTTGACGCTGAGAGATTGGCTTCATGTTCGACTCAAAACTTGGCAAATGGGTGGCTTGATATTGGGAACAGGTGCTTTAACCTATTTGCTAAACCCTGCGGCAGGAATGATTGCGGTAGCTTCTGCGGTGTCATTCTTAGTGGCGGCTTTGGTAGATTGGGCAGTTTTTGTAAAAACCACAGGCTCATGGATTAAACGAGCCAATGTTTCAAATACTGCTGGCGCTGCCGTTGACTCGCTACTTTTCCCAACGATTGCGTTTGGTGCTTTGATGCCTGAGATTGTTGCGCTTCAGTTTGTAGCCAAGGTTTCAGGCGGTGCGGTTTGGTCTTATGTTCTTGAAAAGAAACTAAAGCATGAACTACTTTGAAGCCATGAGACTGCTAGACAGAGTTAAGGAAGGCGTACCATATCCCGTACGTTTAATCAATCAAGCATTGGAGTTAACTGGTGATCTGGAGCAGACGTAACATTCAAGGCCCGAGCGACAGAGTGATCCTTGAGCAAGCAGAAGCAAGGGAACTTTACCGCACATGGGAAACAAACAAAGATAGAGACTTTGTGCGTGGCAGACTTGAAAGAGCCGAAAGAATCTATGGCATAGGTGCTAGAGACAGAATCCGAGAATATATGAACCGAATCAAAGATGGGACACTTTTATGAGATATGCCGCTAGGGTAGATGCAAACCAAGAGCAGATTGTGTCTGCACTAAGGGCTGCTGGTGCATACGTCTGGATTATTGGTTTGCCAGTTGATCTGCTAGTTGGTTATAAGGGGCATACCTTTTTGGTTGAGATTAAAACAAACTCTAAAAAGCGTTTTACCAAGCTACAAACAGACTTTTTTGAGAATTGGTCAGGAAGTACATTGTCAAGAATAGACTGCCCTGAAGCAGCTTTACGCATGATCGGAGTAGTCAAATGAACCCATACGAAATAACAGAGCCGACTTGCATTAGTTTTTCTGGTGGCAGGACTTCTGCTTATATGCTTTACCGAGTGCTGCAGGCTCACCACATGAGCCTACCAAATGAAGCAAAGGTG